CCCGAGCATTAAAGACATCGGCAGGATAAGCGAAAAAGGTAAGAAAAAGCTTCAATCGTAGCTAAATAACGAAAGGGGTAAAGAGAAACCCTATTTGACTTTCAAAGAACTTGAAGGTTTAGCAGCAGCTTCGGCAGCAGCAACATTGAGATTGTTGACAGCAGAAGTAAGCGCATACACCATATTCATACGACCTTCGAAAGAGTAGTAAATGTGCACAACCACGGTACCAGACCGTGATGTGCCTGTGAGGAAAAGAGCGATCTTGACAGGAGCCGCAGTCCCGCTGACTGGCTTGACTTGAACAGCCATGCCACCAGTAGGAGTGAGGGTCCAGGACCGCATCTCGCCCGCACGAAATTGATTTTCAATGTAAGAAAAAGACTGATCATAAGAGGAAACATTCTCGGCATCAACCGCACAAGAATCGTAGACGAGAGCACCAGAGATACACGTGCCCTCGCCCATGACGGCGGATACAACGATCTTGTTCACACGAACGATCGGCATATAATTCCAAAGAGCGCCTACACCAGGCAGGGAAATGAGAGCATAAGAGAAATTCGAAACGTCCGCGCACTTGAAACTGATACCCACATGATGGTCCGTCGGAAGCTGGTGTTGCAAAGCATCAAAATCCCTCGTCGCCGTGAGAATTGGGTGTGTCCCCGTCACTTCGGTGTTGGAAGAGGGCGGAACTGGAAGCGATTTGGTAGTCATCAAGTTGAGTAGTCGAAACCTCGCCGGTATACGGCAGTCCTTTGGCGAAGTTATCGAAAACTGACAGCAAACCGGCCATGCCCTGAGCGTTGACCCGCACATCGAAGAAATCGAGCTGAAAATTGTCCACAGACGGCAAATGAATGTTGATCCGGGCCCTCTTGCCCAGATTGAAAACCTCGGAAGTGAGAAGCTGAAGAGAGATACATTGTTCGACGGAAAGGAAAGGAAGAGCGAGTTCGGCCTTTTGATAGACAGTCAGAAATTCGAGGAAATAACCCGCGGCCACGTCCGCCACACGACCACGCATCTCGGCCACAATGAGTCGACGAAGCAGCAAAGTTGGATTCTTCATAGCCCCTGCGGGCGTCATGATGAAACTGCAAAAGGAACCCCACTCAGGATACAGAGGCTTTTCGATAGAACCATCGTATTGAGCCAAACCGATCCATTCAGGCCTTTGAACGTAAGGGCCGAGGTGCCACTCATCATCACCACCGTAGGCCTG